TTATGTTACTCAAAAGTGGAGTATTGCAAAAGTAAAAGCATCACAAATTTTTAAACAATTTGTAGTAGCTAACACAGTTGAGTTAATGGATATTATAAGTGAAAACTTAGAAGATATTAATATTTCACTAGACACAGCTTACTGGACCACAGGGCATTTATATTTAGGTGCAATTGATGAAAATTTTAAAGCTGCGATCTTTAGTGGTAAAACTTTAGAAGCCGAACTTGAAACAAAAGAACAAGAATTATTTCCTGGTCTAAGAGCAAACATAACAAGTGTAAGGCCATTGGTTGACGCTAGTGCAAATGTAACTATTAAGACTAGAGATAAATTAGCCGATACTGTTACAACATCATCATCTAGTTCTATGAATGATACAGGCATAAACCCTGTAAGACAAAGTGGTAGATATTTTAGAGCAAATGTAAAAATACCAGCAGAGTCTATTTGGACTAATGCGCAAGGAATTGATCTAACTGCTTCTCAAGGTGGATCAAGATAATGAGTGATAAAATAGATATAGACAACATAAGATATTCAATTGAGACACAGGAGTTTTTTCAAAGACAAGTAGAAGAAGCTGTTAACACATTAATAAATAAAAATAACACAGAAAGCGATAAAGCTTTTATGTGGTTTATGAATTAGGAGACCTATGAGTACAAACATTAAAGATTATTCAACAACACAAGCTAACAACACTTCATTAAATGGGATTGATGTTGATGAGGGGATGCTTCCTAGTAATTTAAATAATGCCATAAGAGGCTTGATGAAGAATACTAGAGATTGGTTCAATGATGCACAGTGGATTGAATATGGTGATGGAAGTGGTGCTTATACTGCGGCTTATGCTTCAGGCACATCTTTTACAATCAATGGAGTTGATGTAACTTCTATTTATCATGCAGGGAGAAGAATTAAATTAACAGCTAGTACCCCTGGAACAATTTATGGTACGATTGCTAGTTCATCATTTTCTACAAACACTACAATAAATGTTACTTGGGATAGTGGCTCATTATCTAATGAAGCTATCTCTAATGTTTATGTGGCCTCTTTATCAAAAACTAATGACTCTATACCTACAGGGATTAGTGCTACTAAATTAGCAGATGGATCAATTTCAAATACAGAATTTCAATATTTAAATGGTGTTTCAAGTGCTATCCAAACTCAACTAGATGCAAAGCAACCTACTATCACAGGGAGTGCATCTACGATTGACACAGAAAGTCTAACTGCAAATAGAGCAGTTATTTCTAATGGCTCACAAAAAATTGCAGTAAGTGATGTAACCGATACTGAATTAGGATATTTAGATGGAGTTACATCAAGTGTTCAAACACAAATAGATTCAAAACAAGCAACCATAACTGGTGGTGCATCAACTATAGCATCATCTGACTTAACTGCCTCAAGAGCATTACAATCAAATGGAAGTGGTAAAGTTGAAGTTAGCGATGTCACAACAACTGAACTTGGTTATTTAGATGGTGTATCAAGCGCAATTCAAACTCAAATTGATGGCAAACAAAATAGCGATGCACAACTTACAGATATTGCAGGCTTAACACCAACTGATAGTAATTTTATTGTTGGTGATGGATCAAACTTTGTAACGGAGAGTGGTGCTACTGCTAGAACATCTTTAGGATTAGGTTCTATTTCTACTCAAGCATCAAACAATGTTACTATATCAGGTGGATCGGTTACAGGACTTGGTTCTCCATCTAGTAACTCCGATGCTGCAACCAAATCTTATGTAGATCAAGCTGTAGCTGGTTTAAGGACTAGAACAATTGCAGAATGCGCTACTACATCGAATGTTAATTTATCAAATGGCCTAGAGGCAGGAGATTCTATTGATGGTGTTACCCTTGTTGCTGGTGATAGAGTTTTAGTCAAAGATCAATCCACTGCTAGTGAAAATGGATTATACTTAGCAGTTTCTAGTGGTGCTTCATCAAGAGACCCTGAACATGATTCAATAGCAGAACTTTCTGGTGGAATGGTTGTAGTTAATCAAGGATCAACAAACGATAATAAAATATTTTTATGTACTACCGATAACACAGGATCAGTTGGCTCAACTTCAATTACTTATACTGTTATTACACCTAGTAACACAGGAACAGTAACCTCTGTTGGCATAGCTGATGGTGGTGCATCAGAATTTACTGTGGGTAGCACACCAGTTACATCTAGTGGAAATATTACATTAACTGTTAATTCTATCGCAAATACAAAAATTAGTGGACTTGGAACAGCATCTACAAAAACTGTTGGAACAAGTGCAAACAATGTAGTTCAATTAAATGGATCAGCTCAACTTCCAGCTGTGGACGGAAGCAATTTAACAAACTTACCAGGAGCAAGTGCTGGATTTGCAGTTGCTATGGCAATCGCCCTGTAATTAATAAAAGGAAAAAATAATGGCACAAGATTTTGAAAGAGTTTTAAAAACAAGTATAGGCACATCGGCTACAGAAGTTAGGGCTGCAGCTAATAGTGATGATGCAATTATTGGTATGAGATTTGCTAATAAATCATCATCAGCAGTTACAGTTAGTGCTACTGTTAAAAACTCAAGCACAAGTTATTATTTGATAAAAGATGCACCAATACCAGCTGGAGGTTCTTTGGAACTTATAGATGGTGGTTCAAAAGTAGTTCTACAATCAGGAGATAGTGTTGAAGCATTATCAGATACAGCAAGTGCTGTGGACTGCATTTTATCAGTAGTAGATTCAATTAGTACATAAGGATTATATAAATGGCTTACATCGGTAATATACCAGCAGAAAGTTATGCAAGTTTTGAAAGACAAGTTTTTACTATTGTTAATAGTCAAACTGCATACACTTTAACTCATGCTGTAACTAATGAAAATGATATTAGACTTGTAGTAAATAATGTAGTTCAAGAGCCTGGAAGTGGCAAAGCATATACTGCATCTGGCACTTCTCTTACACTATCAGCAGCATTGGTTAATGGCACAGATGAAATGTACTGTGTTTATCTTGGCAGAGCTTTACAAACTGTTAATCCACCAAACGCATCTGTTGGAACTTCACAATTAGGAAGTGATGCAGTAACTGGAGCAAAAATAGCAGATGATGCTATTAGTGATGAACACCTTGATCCAACAGCTATAACAGGACAAACAGCAGAAACTTCTGTTGCTACAGACGATCTTATACTTTTATCTGATACTTCTGCATCTGGTGCATTAAAAAAAATGACTAGAGCAAACTTTGTATCTGGTATTGGTGGAACTAACACTCCAGCTTTTCATGCTTATGTAAATTCAGCTCAATCAATAGGTCAAAGTGCTGACGTAAAAATTGTAAATCTTAATGAGGTAGTTGATACTGATTCAGCTTTTGCATCTAATAAATTTACAGTTCCATCTGGAGAAGGTGGAAAATATATTATATATGCTTGTGTACAATTTGCTAGTGATGTTGGATCTCCTCATGCTGAAATTTTTGTAAATGGAAGTGGAAGTTTAAATAGTGAAAGTCTTACTACAAATGCTGGTGGAACTGGTAGATCTTGTTTTACATCAAGAATGTTAACTTTATCTGCTTCAGATTATGTTGAATTATATACTTTTCATGGTTCTGACGCAACAAATACAGAAGCATCTGGAAGAACATTTTTTGGTGGATACGAATTAATAGGAGTTTAATAAAATATGGCAATAGATAAAATACAATCAGAATCAATTAACCTTGCAGATAACTTTGCATTTACAGGAACTGTAAGTGGTGCTGGTGGAATTACAGAAGCTGACCAATGGAGATTAACTGCTGATTTAGCTGGTAATAATTATATAACAGCTAATCTTGAAAGAGCCGATACTTATGGAGCTGGTTATATAGGAACTGGAATGTCTCAAAGTTCTGGAGTATTTACTTTTCCATCAACAGGTATTTATAAAGTAGAATTTAATCCTCATTACAAATGTACTGGGGATGATAGAGTTATAGAATCTAAACTTTACACAACAACAGATGGAACAAATTATAATGTTGCAGCTTTCGGACACACTTCTCTTTACAGAGATAGCTCAAATGCTAGAGCTAATAGTTTTTCACAAATAATGTTTGATGTAACAAACACATCAACACATAAAGTTAAATTTTATTCTGAATATACTAATCAAAGCACATTAATGTTAGGTTCTACTTCTGCAAACCAAACTACAATGACGTTTGTTCGTCTAGGAGACACATAAAATGGATAAAGAATATTTTCAAGACGCATTACAAACTTTTAATGGTGGCAACTGGTATGGTTGGAAAACACATGATGATAATGGAAATAAAATTCCTAACGACCAACGAATGACTTACGCAAATATTAAAGTCATTAAAGATGGTGCTACTATGCCATCAGAAGCTGATGTTAATGCAAAGATACAAGAATTAAAAGACGCAGAAACTGCAAATACAAACGCAAGAATAACTGGCAAAGCTAAATTAAAATCTGGTGATGCCTTAACTGATGCTGAAATAAAAGCATTGTTTGGAGAATAAAAGATGGCAAATAAATCAACACTTATAAAACATTACGCAGAAGCAAATGGTGTTTCTGATGTAGATTTTACTACAGACGTAAGACTTGTTGACCATTCAGATGGTACTGGTGTTCATATTGAACATTGGGGATTAAGCATTTCACAACCAACTGATGAACAACTAGCATCTTATGAAACTGCAGCAAATACAGAAGAAGCCAATGCACAAGTTAGATCAACAAGAAGATTAGCTTATGGTGATATTGGTGAACAGCTAGACGAAATCTATAAAGATATAGATTCTTGGAAAGCTAGAATTAAATCAATTAAAGACGCAAACCCAAAGAGTTAATTAATGGCATACATAGGTAATAAACCAACAGTAGGAAACTTTCAGATTTGTGATGCAATATCTGTAGTTAATGGTCAAGCTGCATATACTATGCAAGTAGGATCAGTTAATGTAATTCCACAATCTGCTAATCACATGATTGTATCTTTAAATGGTACAATCCAAAAACCAAACAGTTCTTTTACTGTTAGTGGTT